TTTAAGCCATTCACAGGCTGCCTTGAGATCTTGAGTAGAAGCTTCGCCACTCTTGACTCGCTTTAGAAACTCAGTTGTAACAAGGTTATGTAGTTCGTTAAATTGGTCTTCAGTGGCTCGTTTCTTCATCCTTTTAATCCTTTTACCCTTAAATCATTCGAAGGTTTACCAGCTATATTCCAACCTGGTTTACCTGGTGTAGGTTTTTTGTAATAGGGTGCTTCTGGGTCTTTTTTTTTAGCCATCTTTCATTCCTGGGAATAGATTACGTCTGACGATCTCTACTGCTTTATCGTCAATAGTGTTATCAGTGGATTTGGCATAAGCCTCTAGTAGTTGAATGATCAAATTCTTCACTGCAGTAGTGGAGAGGAAGGTCATTAGGATGGGTTTGATGATGATCATTTGTTTAGTAATTGGAGTGCTTTTGTTGGTGATTTTTGTATATCCTCAATTAGTTGTTTCTTCTCTTGGATTTGTTCTATTACTTGACCAGTAGGTGAATTTCTAAATTCGTTAACCTTATGGATACCGAACGATGCACCTGCAATAACAAGGACAAAGATTGCGATTCTAACTTTCATCTGTCTTTACGGTTTTCTTAGTAGACTTTTTCTTTTTAGGTTTGGCTTTCTCTTCTACTTCTTTCTGCCATTGATCACTTAATGTACTCATTTTTTATCAGTGGGTTGTTTTTGATTTGCTAATACGGCTATAGGCACTACGTCACTACAAAGATCTTCAAACCTTGATTTAGGTCTTAAGGTGAAACCTCTTTGCATAAAGCGTGTACAGTTATCGATACGAACTAATTCGTAATCCAGCCTTTCTTTTTCGAGTTGCTTTTCAGCAATTGCCTTACATATTTCTACGGAACGACCATCTAAAGGAACCATAAAAGATAGCTGTACTCCCCAGTTCTGTGTCATGCTGTATGACTCTGGATCGTACGGTCTACCTTCTGTTCCTAAGTAATAGGGAGAGAGGCTCATAACCGATCCGTTACAAACCACTCCACCTCCATATTGTTGCCGTGAAACTCCAGAATTATTCTGGAATTGCACAGCTTGATTAGTTACATTTCCTGTTGCAGCAGCTGATGTTTGGGGGTTTAAAACCGTATTACCATCTTCAGCTCTGACTGGTACTCCTATTGAGAGAAGACCGATAAGGAAGTAGTAACTGAGGTTGTATCTATTGTTCTGTTTATGTCTGTTACTTCGATTATTCCTGCAGCTCTGTTGACTATTTCTAGTTGAAAGTTCTGACCTGGAGTTGTTATGTCGAAGTTTGTTCCAGTAGCGTTTATATGTCCTGAAGGCGTGATGTTGTGTCCAGTCCAACTGGAATAATCTCCTCCATATACGTTTGTTTGAATTGTCTCTACAATTTGTTGAGTGGAATTGGTGGTTGAGTTCATAGAACCCTGGGTGAAGGCGGGTGTGACAGTATTAGCTCTAACTGCAGTTGGAACTAGCAATAATAGAGCTAGTAAATACTTCTTCATGCGTCTTCTTTCTTTTTAACCATGGGACAATTTACAGGACTATTTTTACCACCATTTTTATTACCAGTGGTCAAGCCAAATGTTGCTAAGGCTCCCGTAAAGACCGAAGCAACGAACGTGATATCCGAGTTACCTGACTTCTTAACCATAGGTAGCTCAACATAATTCATGGTTATGATTCAAATAAAGCCCGACCAAACCACAACACCTAGACGTACAAAAGTTCCAAGAATCTGTATTTGATGTTCTTGATCCTCTGCAGCATCTTTGAGCTTGCTTAATAGGTTTGGTTTAGGGCTTTTTATCTCCTCCTTTGTTTCCATTAAGTTTCTTTTGTATTCTTTTAGCAAGCTGCATAATGATAGGTTTCATTACTTTTACAGTTTGCTTAAACAATGAAGTTACAGTAAGGGTAGCTATAACGCTCACTGACGCTGTTGTTCCTGCAGTCACTAGTATCTCTTCTTTGGGAACTGGAAACGTCAGGTCAGTGAATGGTATATCTATACGTTTAACTTCAGCAGCTTCTTGCTTTGGTTTGGGTGGTTTTCCTTCTTGTTTTCTCTCAAGCTCCTCTTCCATTAACTCTTCTAGCTCTATCGTAGGAACACCTACAGGGGGTGCTAAAACGCTTGGAGCTATAACGAGTGGGTCATAGCTAGGAAGGTCAGCTGTAGGTTGTTCTAGGGTAGGTATAGGAATATCTACAGCACCTGGTATGGTTAGTGCATCAGGTAGAGTTATGGATGGTAGTTCCATTTAGGCGTGAGCATAATATATGAAAGTGTCGCCTGAACTATTTAAAAAAGTATTTGTAGCATTTACAGTGAATCCAGTTGAAGTGGGAGGACCAATATTTGTTGTTCCCTCTGCATAAGTTTGATTAATATTCATGAATTTATCATCAGTGCCAGTCCATCCTCTTACGGTATCATATACACCCCAATTAGAAGAGTTACTTACATTTTTTACTAAAAGAAATCTAGGTTGAAATCCTAATGTTATGCTATTACCAGATGAACCTGTTCCTGTATAGCTACCAACCTTGCTGATGCCGTCAACGCTGGCGAAGAGCATGGCTATGTAAGTACTATCTACGTCATTTACAGAACTACCCGACCCAACCGTAAAGTGAGTACTTGTTGGTGCTGTATCATTCCAAAGCAGATTATTATTAACTTCAGCATCGGCTAATGACAAAACTGCATAGTAATCCCAAGGAGTAGTACCACCATTCAACCCTTTATGACCAACAATCCAATGTGCTGCAGTATCTCGCCTTTTGACCCAAATCATTTCAGGAGCTTTTGAGAGGCTATGCGATATTTGACGACCTGCTACATCATCTCCTGTATAAGTCACCACATCAAAACCAGCGTGGCGTTTCCACATCCATGATTGATAATTTGAGTCCCAAGCAGAAGTTTTCTGCCAACCAGCATTACTATCCCACACAAAATCTTGATAATCGCTTTCAACAACATTTTCGCTAGTTCTTACATAATTCTCACCAATTAGTCTAGCTGTTGTATCCCAATGATCAGTTACGGCTGGTTTTCTAACTAACGCAAAGTCAACAGGGAATCCACTATCAAAGTTCGGAATAGTAGAACTACCAGCACCCGTATCCATAGCGAATGCATCCGTACCAAGTTTGGCTGGCTTGCCAATGTATCCATCGCTGCGGCGGATTGCTAGGTATATGTAGGTATCGTTATTACCATTTACTATGTTATTACTGTCAGTTATTTTAAATCCAGTAGACATTAGATCCACACGAGCTGTGGTTCCCTCTGCATTAGATAAGTTTGGATACAAAATTTTATCATCACTATACTCGCTGGTTGTTCCATTACTTATACCTCTCATACTGTCCATCATTACCCAATGACCATCCCCAGAGCTCCTTTTCACCATAACAAACTGCGGCTCCCATCCTATATCAATCTCTGGTCCGTCGGCGTTTCCATTTCCAGTATAACTACCACACTTAATGGCGTTTTTATCCTCATTCTCTCCAAAGATAAAACCAGCAGGGTCATCGAAGGGACTATCTGTGTTTGCTGTTGGATCTCCACTAGTAGTAATTGTTCCAGGCGTTACGGTTGAACCTGTAGTAGATGAGTTATTACAACATAGAAGTTTGGTATTCGTTATGTTTGTTAATGGCTCAGTTGGTGGTCTGAATGATGATGTATAAACTGCTGTTCCTTTTACAATTCTGACGTTTGATATCGAGCCAGTTAAGAAAATAGAATCGGCACCACTGCTGTTAGGTTGATGTCCAATTTCAACACTTCTATTAGCATTATTAAGCGAATTCGTGCCTAAATTTCCAGACTTGTTTAAAGTCCCATCAACATAAATATTAAGGGTTGCACCATCTCTAACAATGGCATAATGATGCCAGGCATTATCGTTAATATTAATACCACTAGTTGTTATATAAGTATCCCAACCACTACCACCAGTATAATGCACATAGAATTGCATTTGATTAGTTGAATTACCCCAAACCAACCAAGATGATGCTGCAGAAGTAGATGCACCACCAACTGATTGGTTTAGAATAGCTTGGTCATTATCCTCATTTGAAGATTTGAGCCAAAATTCAATAGTAAAATCACCATTACCAAAATGGAAATCATCTGAATCTGGTATTAAAATTTTATCATTTCCATCAAAATCAACAGACCTTGCAGTAGCGGCTGTGGACTCACCTCCTGCAAATAGGTAGGCTACATAATTATCGCCGTTTGTATTAACACTGCTATTAGAACGTACCGTAAACTGGGTAGCAGTAGGTTCTGTATCATCCCAATACTGCCAAGTATCTCCCATAGCCGCATTGTCATTTAATTTTAAATATTTCTCTGCACCAATAGATTTATGATAAACAGCCCAGTCGGCACTATTACTAATGTTTTTTATCATAATCATCCCTGGAACACTGCCTAATGAATGAGAAACATTCAGAGCATTACCTGTTCCAGTGTAGGTAACAACATCAAAGAACCCAGGTGCCTTGCCGAATGTCCATGAGGAGTATGTTGAACCACTCGAATTATTATTTGAAAAAGTTGTATTTATCGTAAAGCCATTTGAATTTGCAGTACTATTCCAACCAGAAACCTCAACACCATCATTATCTGGGGTAACTGACTTATCGAATCCGTTAGTTCTTACTGTATCAAGAACTACATGAGTTCCTGTACTATCTCTACTCTTCAGCCATACCATACCACCATTACTTGAAAGATTTATATTATTAACTATCTGCTTACCAGAAGAACCAGAACCCGTATATAAGAACGTCGAGAATATATCGTCAACGTAGGTCTTCTTCTTAGCACCTACTCCAAGCATTAATTGTTGTATCGGTGTCATATTAGCTCAACCCCGCGCCTGAGATGTAAGCCGTATCGGCTGCTGCAAACCATACAGTAGCTATACCTCTACCAGCTAAGGTTCTATTTCCTGTAGCAGCATCAGCAGCATTATGTATCGTTACACCTGAACCTTGAGTGATAGTTTGATCTGATCCGCTGTTGTTTATAATCGTCACTGCATCTCCAGCCGAGAAGACTGAGTTATTAAGAGTGACTCCACCAGTTGATATATAAATAACTTTACCAGCATCAGCAGCAGTTGCTACATGAGCAGAAGATTGAGCATTGGAAGGTATAGACCTTACATTACCCTTACCATCAGTAACAGTAGTTGCAGTTACATTACCTTCTATATTAGCTACAAGAGTACCAGTAGCTATTGTTATATCACCAGTTGAACTAGCTGTACCTGTTGTTGTACCAACTACAAACTTATCAGCACTTTCATCCCAAGCAATAATTGCATTATCACCAGTAGAACCACGTTCAATTATGATACCGCTATCATTAGCGTTAGAACCAACTCCACTATTTAATTCAAGTAAGTTATCTGTAATAGTTGTGTTTGTACTAGCTACTGTAGTAGTTGTACCATTTACAGTTAGGTTGCCTGACAGTGTGAGGTTAACTGCTGTTGCTGTTCCTGTTAATGCTGGTGCAGCAAGTGGTGCATAACCTGGAACAGTAGGTGTACCAGTAAATGTGGGGCTATTTAAGTCCGCCTTAGCAGCAAGCGATGATATAGAAGTTTCTACATCTGAGCCACTATTATCATATACAAGCGTATCCGCTTTGATTTTTCCGTATGCCATTTTTATAAAGTTAATTAAGAACGAGAAGGTTTGAAGTAGATGGAATAGTTAGTACTACATCAGAGTTAAGTGCTACGGGACCAATAGTCATTGCATTTTTATTAGCGGATATTGAGTAGCTAGTAGTCATAACTTTGTCATATTCCATAAACAAAGCATCACCACCACCACCTGTTGCACCTCCAGATGCGTCAGCCCAAGTTAAACCTCCAGTGTTGCCAGATTGTTTACTTAGAAATTGACCGTTCGTTCCTGAGTTGCTTATCTTTAAATTATCCTCATCAACTACGTTATCAGCTATAGTTTGAGCACCATCAGCCGAAGACGTAACTTCACCAGAATGGTTAGGATGTGTATATGCTTGAGCAGCTATATAAGCTTTAATTGACTGTTGACTAGCAGGTTTAGTATCACTATTAGTATTGAAATTATCTTCATCGAGAAGATCATTAGCTATAGAATAACCAGCTGTCCAACTTAGATTATTTTGTCCGTCAGTTTTTAATAGGTAGTTTTGATTTCCATCAGAACTAGGGAAAATCATTCCACTTAAAACAACACTACCTGTACCGTGTGGAGTAATGTTTATATTTGCATTACCTGATGGAGATATAATTGATTTGTTATTAACACTTAAATCACCACCAAGTTCAGGTGTTGTATCTTGAAGTATTTCTGTAATTCCAGATTGCGTTAAACTAGCTGCACTAGCAAAAGATAAGACACCATTACCATCTGTTTTTAATATCTCATTAGCATTACCATCAGTAGGTAGTTGATAGGTAACATTAGAAGATAATGAAGTTGGTGCTTTTAAAGATATATAGTTACTACCGTTTGCAGTTTCTTCGCTAAATCTTACTTCCTTACCATTCTTAACTGTTAAGTGTTCATCAAGATTTACTGAACCTGTAAATGTTTCACCATCTATAGATGCGTATCTAGTTTCTGATGTAGAAGCAAAGTATCTTTTCCATTTCCAACTAGAACTACCAGTAGTTGTATATTGAAGTCTTACAGTTAAACCTGAATCACCTACAAAGCCAGAAGGCATTTCTGACATAGGTGTAAAGGATTCAATACCTGTAGAATCAGTTACTTCTACTCCAGTACCATTTGTAGGGTTAGTAACAGCTACTGCTGTAGCACCTGTACCACCACCTCCACTGAATGCAACTGTTGCACCAGCTGAATATCCTGAACCACCAGCTGTAACCGTGACACCAGTAACAGCACCTGCATTTATAGTAGCTGTAGCTGTTGCACCTGATCCTGAAGATCCAGAAGAGTTGGTTATAGTTACAGTAGGAGCACTAGAATAACCTGTACCAGCAGCAGTAAGTGATATACTATTAACTACAAAATTAGGTATAGCATTTTTATTAGCTACTGTATTATAAATAATCTCACTATCTGATTTCGGAACATTAACCCAGTTAACACCATTATATTCTAATTTATCTAATGCACCTGGACTAGCTAAAACTACGTCTGTCAATGTACCCATCGTAGTGGCTACACCTGCTGGACCCTGTAGACCTGTTGCACCTTGTAAACCTTGTGGTCCAGTTGCACCTGTTGCTCCAGTATCACCTTTTGCACCAGCTGGTCCTGCTGGACCTTGTGCTCCTGTAGCACCTGTAGCACCTGCTGGTCCAGCTGCACCTGCAGCACCTGTAGCACCAGTTGTACCTTGAGCACCTGCTGCACCTGCTGCACCAGTTGGACCTGTTGCACCAGCAAGTGTTCCTACATTCATCCATGCAGTACCACTATAAGCCCAGCAATTATTATCACTAGCTTTCCATAGATCCCCTTGTGTTGGGTTTGGTGCAGTAGTGCTGTTTGGTGCGCCTGTGTATGCATAAGTTCCAAGAAGTCTTAGACCTGTACCTTGATCACCTTTTGGACCTGCTACACCTTGTGGTCCTGCTGGACCCGCTTGTCCTTGTGGACCTTGTTCACCTTGTGGTCCTCTCTCACCTTTGACACCTTGAGTACCTGTAGTACCTTGTGTACCTTGTGGTCCTTGAGCACCTTGAGCACCTGCAGCTCCTGTTGGACCAGCTGGACCTTGTATGCCTCTATCACCTTGTGGTCCCTTCATTGTTCCAGAAGGGTTAGTTATTGATCCTTCTAGTTCTTGAAGTTGTAGTTGTATTTCAGTAAAGTTTTCATTCAGTGCATCTGCTCTTATAGCATTGCCTGGATTAAATGAGTTTGTCATGTTGTTATAAGAGTTAGATATTTAATCTGTGGTTTGTATTAAACGCCATCCCAACTAGCTTCTATAGGTTTATCGTCGCTAGTTCCATTAGAAAATTCCCAATGACCTGATATTGATGCACTACATTCTGGGTTCCTTGGACGGAATGTAAACCCAGGTTCATCACACGTTCCAATACCATTAACACTTAAACTACCTACATGTGTGCCTGGGTTTCCAAAACCCCAAGATTGTATAGTAGAAGGCAAACCAGTTACGGTATAACTAGCTTGCCATGGTTTAGCTTCTTTTAGATGGTTATTGCCTATACCAGTGTCATGAAAGTATGGACCTGCATACATTACGGCTATCATCCAACCATTAGTCTCACAAACGTGTGGATCATTAATCATTAAGAATCCATCAGTTTTGTTTTCTGAAAAGTCGTTATATTTATACCATCCTGTTGTCCATGGTCCTCTAGATTCTGTACTCGCTGGAGTTGTTCTTATAGGATCACCAAAAGTTCCTCCATGAGTATATGGACTATATGATATTTCACCTGAGCCTACCCATCTAGCATATTCATATTGAGACGTATCTACAGCAGATGTACATCTTAAGGAGTACTGCCAAGCAGAACTTGCAGTACCTGTTTCAATAGTTACATAAGCTGAGTTAGTAGGTTTAGGAATTATAAACTCAGTTGGTGTATTTGCATTTACAGTATGTGTTGAGGTATTTCCATTAGGAAATGTATGAACAAATGTTTGACCTGCTGGAGGACTAGTAGCTGTTAAAGATATAACACCATGACCGCTATTAACATAATGTAGTGTTGCTTTTGATGTAGTACCTAATACAGCACTAACACCACAAGTAGCAAACTTCAATACTGGAGTATCTTCAAACTTTGGATTACTACCTTTAAATTCACAACAAAGACCGTCTGGTGGTCCACAACCGATACATTTAACTCTTACACTAAGCTTGTGATCTATTAAACTATCGTCAACAGTTACTGATGTGTTTTTATCTTGACCACGTAATTCTATAGATTTGAATAGAGTTGCAGACCCTCCAGTTCTGGGAGTTTTATACCAACTAACATTAGCTCCTTGAATACATGAAGATGTATAAGTAATAGTATCTCCAACAACAAAAGGTCTAAGTGGATCATCTCTATCATCAACCAATACTCCATCACTACCATCAGTTTCACCTCTACAAACATTGTTACTGTCTGGATCTGCTATAGGTTCAAATTTATGAGTTAACTCTGTACCACAACTTAAAGTACATCTTCTAATTCTAATCTTAGGTTGTTTAGTGCCTGTTAGAACTCCTGGTGTTCCATCAGGTATAGGTTTAGGAGCAAAGTTAAATTCAATTGTATTGTCATTAACAAATGTATAACTACCTCCCTCGTTTTGTTTTATCCATTTTAATCTATTAGCATCATATAATTCAACAATTACATGGTTCTTTTGTTTATAAGGAAATGGGAAAGAATATTTGGTGGTGTGTCCATCTCCATAAAATTCAACCTTAGTCCGACCTGCTCGGCCAAGCCAGGTTTTATTTGTTTGAGATGGCATTAATGATTCCTCCTAGGGTCTGTTAATTGTTCAACAAATTCAGATGTACGTTTTAAACTGTCAGCTTCTTTTTGTTTAATTAAGATAGTCTCCTCATATAAAGCTTTTACTTCTGGATCGTTAAGTATCGATGACCAACCTAGTTGTCTATGCTCTTCAAAGAGTTGTTTGATTTGCTTGTTGTGGTAATAAGATTTACCAGGACTCTTTTCAAAGTCACCCTTCAACATATCCTTGTGCATCTCATTGATAGAGTTAAGGATTTGTTTATCCTTAGATAGTTTGATTAATCTATCTTCTAAACTCTTACCATTTACTCTTGAGTCACCAATAGCTTTTTGGAATTTAGATCTAATGTCATTCTCCTCTCTAAGACTTAACCTAATTCCATTTCTACTTGGTGCAGATAAGGTAGATGTTCTTTCATCATAGTTACTTTGTTTAAGTAGCCATACTGCTTTAGTGTTTCCAGTTGTAACTGCGAATGGAGTAACAGCATCAATCATCCTTAGTAGTGGAAATCTACTGCCTGCTGGATTACCATTAAGAATATTGTATTTCTTAGGTAGTGGATCTTTAGCTAGGTATTCAGAAGATAAGTTTCTATTTTTAATTGTATGCCACATATCACTATTTAGTTCCCTCATATAAGGGTTAATAGTTCTGCCTAATGCATTTCTAGCACCAGCTAAAGGTACAAAATCATTTGCAATACCACCTACGATCTTCTCAAGTTGTCCTGGTCTCATCTTAAAGACATCAACCATCTGGTTAAGACCAGTCATCATTGACTTGTTAGTGATTGAACCAGCTACGATTAATGGAATTGTTTGTAGTCTTTGATCAGCCCACTCTGGACCCATTAGATACATGTTATCGCCTATATCAGCAACAGCCTTAGCTAATGTATTGAATGGCTCAAGTAAATCTACATTGACTCCTACATCTCCAAACCACATCTTGTTGCGTTGCCAGTTTGAATCTTCCCATGACTTTCTGATAGTTGTATCAGCTGGACCATCACCAGATAATTCACCTGCTAAGTACTTATCAACGAATAGTTTAGTAAAAACTGTTCCTGTGATAAGTCTACCTTGCCACATCTGTTGAGCATTGCGTAATTCATCAACATTCGTAATACCGTATTTAGCTAGATCTTTAATGTTATCTGGTTTAGCCATAAATACACTTCTCATCTCCTTATGGAGTAGTGATATTCCTGGCATTCTTTTTGTATCTAGAATGAAATCATTAATACTTGGTCTGATGAAGTTAAAGAATGGGACTAATTGAGGAAATCTATTGAATGCAGATTGTAGGGTTTCTAATCTGTCACCAAGACCATTCATCAAAGTTGATTCTTTGAATTGATAGTCAAGGAAAGCATCTTTTGTGGTATCTATATCACCATTTTCATCAAGCAATTTGCTGTAGTAATGGTTCTCAGCTTTCTGTAGAACCTCTGGTGTGACCTCAGAGATCTCATTTCTAGCTTCTTTCTCTAGTGCATCAATGAAGGCTAACTCTCTTGCTCTTGCTCTTGATTGAATAACAGCATGTGCATCATCAGCTGCAGCTAAAGTTCTACTACTCCAACCTGCAATATTACTCTTTTGAATCTTATCTATTATGTGAGCAAATCCCGAAGCTAGTTTGTCAGAAAAAGAACCTCTCTGTTCAGTCCATGCATCATAGACTTTCCAATCAAAGTCTTTATGATTCCTAGTGCTATATCTATTTTTTATTGTTGTTACATCACTAGAGAAGTAAGAATCCATCTTACTCATCATGGTATCCCAAGCCTCTGGTAATACCTCAGCCATACGTTTGAACTTTGCAAGTTGGATTCTTGCAGCTCTGGTATCACCTGTTCTACCAGCTCTTATACCAGCACCTAATAAGGTTTCAAACTGTGTTAGATAAGCATTAAATCCAGTACCCCATAGAGCACGTTGTGGTGTTTTTGGACTAGATAATCTTGAATGAATCAAGATACCTTGCATATCTCTAATGATCTGTCCAGTTCTAGTCTTTCCTTTGATCTCTCCACCACGTAATAACTTACGCATGTAAGAGTCTAAGTCCATCCATGTTTGGATCTCATCAGCTTGAGAGAAGATTTCTAGTATTCCATTAGCTAATTCTTTAGATTCACTTTCTTTCATGAACTTATTCATTAGCTCAACACTAGCCTTAGTTTCACCATGGATATCAGCTAGTCTCTTAGCTACATCAGCATCAGAAACAGTAATACCTTTTCTCATCTTCCGACCCATGACACCCCATAGGTATCGGCTCTTCTTGACGTTTCCTAATCCAATAACTAACTTATCTCCTATCTTTTTCATAGGACCATCAACTGCAAAGACATCTCCAAAGTTGTTGATCTCTCTAGCAGCTAATGCATGATCTCTTAGGTTTTTAAATAAAGCACTGTTAACTAAATCAGCAGCTAATAGATTTTCACCTGCAGCCCATATCTCATAACCACTTAGCTTATCCTTACTTAATTCTTCTAGTGGAGCCCAGAACTCATCAGCACTCATGTCTTGCCAATTCCTACCCATCATTTCTTTGTAACGTTGGTAGGCTGGTTCGAAGTATTCTCTGAATGATTTGTTAGCTGCTTTAGCTTCAGCTTTTATTTCTTGTAGTCTTGCATCAGTAAACAACTCCTTCCCCATCTTCTCTAACTCTTCAATTGGCATCCCATTTTCCGTAGACATGCGATGTAATTGAGCAGCTGTTAATGGTGAGTCAGTTGAACCTCCCTTAGCACTTGGATCAGTATCAATTTGATTTAATTGTCTATGTATCTCATG